GCAACCGGCAACAGTCCGAGATTCAGGGCGTCATTTGTCATCTTTGTCGTTTCGTGTAGTGTTTCGGCGGCAAAAGTAGAATAGGGAGCAGGAAACATTTGGGACAACTTTTTTGCATAAAAAAAAAAGGACTCCCTTGAGGAAGTCCTTTTTTCAAAAACACTACGTATGAAAAAATCCGAATTAACGGTTAGGCGATGGTGAACGCCTTGGTGTTGGTGTAGATCTCGTGACCGTCCACCACCATGTAGGCGTAGAACACATAGTCGCCGGCGGCGAGGCTGCTGATTGCCTTGGTGAACTCCGTACCGGAAGTGTAGGAGGCCACATTGACATTGGTCCAGTTGGCATCGCCTTCGGCGCGATAGCGGAATCCGACCTTGGTCACGGTGCTATCGTTGTCGGTGACAGTGGCAGCGAGGGTGGCGGTGGTGGATGAGACGCTCTCAGTGCCGAGCACGATGGTGGCGGCTGTGCCGTCAACCGTCTTCAGCGAGTCGATGTCGCCATTATAGACGGTGGGCGCATCGGTGTCGATGGCGAAGGTGACATCAGCGCCGCTCGGATCCGTGCCGGCCTTGCCGGTCATGGCCTCGGCGGAGTCGTACTCCACGCCCTCATCGGGATTGCCCAGCAGGTGCCATTCACCGCTGCGGGTCTTGGCCAGAATGACCATTTCCTTGTTGGCGGTGGCTGCCAGGAATCCGAGGATGGAAGCGCGGAAACCGGGGATGTTGCACTCCAGTGTGGCGCGGAAAGAGCGCGCGCCGCTCTCGCCCTGAAGGGCGTACTTGAGTTCGGCTGAACCTTTCTTCACCTGCAGTCTAAAAAGACGCTTGCCGGTGGCCATCACCAGGTTGGAGCCTGCGACGGTCTCCACATAGGCGGACAATCCCGTGCGCAAGGCGGCAGCAGCTTTCTCAGGCCAGGAGGCCACATCGTCTTTCAGACCATACAGGAATTCGGTGACCATGCCGCCCACGGTCTTCTGACAGGTTTCCGGGCGTACAAGGTCTTCAAAGGAATCGGGACAAATTTCAGACATGTTCTTATGATTTTTATGGTTTAACGATTTGATAATTGTAGAGACGCGGCGTACCGCGTCTCTACCGTAAAATTAGCAGATTAGGCTTGGCCTCCGGCAGCCGGAGCGGCTTCGGTGGTGAAGTCCTTGGTCTCGGAAACGTACTTGTCGGTGCCGATGGTCACCTCCAGACGGTAGTAGTACTTCGTCGATGCGCTCAGGGAACCGAGCGTGGCGGTGTACTTGCCGTTGGTGGCAGTCAGGGCAGAGGACTGGGTGCCGAGGGTGGTGGCGGTGCCGTAGTTCACCTTCACGGTGGCATCGTCAGTCATGTTGCCAAGAACATCTCCGGACACCTTTGCGCTTTCGTGATCAACATCCGTGGCAGCTTCCACTCTCGGTAAGATGCTGCGGGCGATGATGCCGTCAACAGGGCTTGCGGTGTCGATGGCGGAAGGCGCGCCGACAGTCTCGGCGGTAGCCCATACCATCTGGTTGCAGGCGAAACCGATGCCTTCCCACCAGTCAAGCATCACATCCACATCGTAGTGGATTGCCTGCATCTCGGCGGAGGCGGTGTTCATGTCGCGGATGGTGAGCCACAACAGGTTGTCGGGAACCGTTGCCCAGAGGTCGTTGGTGCCTTCCATGGAAGGAAGAGCAACAAGACGGTGACGGCCGCCGGTGAAGTCGATGGCGGTGTCCAGGTCGTTCTCGTTGCGCAACTGGTAGAAGGTCTGCGCACGGCGGTCCTTCATGAAGGCGCGGAACCACTTCGGTGAGACGAAGATGATGACGGGCTGCGTGCGGTACAGGGACGGAAGCGACTCGTCAAACTTCTCGATCTGGTCGAAGATGCTGTCCTCGTCCAGGGCACCGATACCCTGAATGACGTGGATGGGGTACTCGCTCTTGTTGGCACCGTCAATGAGCTGTTTCCGGATACCGTCCATGCAGGCGGACGGGGTGGAACCGGCATTGTTGCGGACACCCTTATAGACCATCAGTTCCTCACGGTCAACACCGATCTGCTTGGCGAGGTACTCTTCCATCAGGAAACGCACGATGGGCCAGTCCTTCTTGTTGCGGGTGGTGTTGCCGCTCATGAATCCGAGCCAGGAGTCCTCGATCTCGTCCGGAGTGAAGCGGGCGTTGACCTTGATCTTCTGCAGTTTGATCTCGTTCGGGATGAACTCGATCTCGCTGACCGGATTGAAGGTGGTGGTGAAGGGTTGAAGCACGCTGCCGTGACGATAGTTTGCCATACGGTAGGCCGTCTCGGTGGTGCGGATGTGACGGGCGTATTTCTCCAGCGTCTCGGGCATCTGCTGCAGGGAGCGGATGAGACGGCTGCGATTCTGCCCTTCTTTAACGTAGTACTGTCCGAATTCGGACACGATTTGGGTGGTTGTTAATACACTTGCCATGTTTGTTTTAGGTTTTATGGGTTAGATAAGTTTTTCCAGTTCGTCATAGACCGGGTTGTCGGTCACGTCAACGGGTTCCGGGTTCACATCCTTTCCGTTCACGCCCGGCACATGTGCTGGTGCGTTCTCGTACTTGGCCTTGTAGTCGTCGCGCTCGGCGGTGAGGGTGGCAATGAGAGTGTCCTTGTCTGCGATGGTCTGATTGGCTGTGGCCAAGTCATCGTTTGCTTTTTGAAGTTCGCTCTCAGTGGTTGCGGATGTCTTCTTCAGGTTGTCGAATTCCTTCAGGGTGTCATCCAAGGTCTTCAGCTGGTCTGGGTTGAGTTGAAGACCTTCTTTCTCGTCATACTCGGCGTCTTCCTTGAAATTAAGCAAGGCACCCAGCAAGACGAATGACATAAGTACTTTCTTCATGTTGTTGGGAATTGGTTGGTAAATATTCAGGTCCGGGAATGCGGCGCGGGCGTTGTTCAGGAACCGCGCCATCGCCGTAGCCGGTTTTTTCTCGTTGTCGTCAAAATCCTGTATTTCTGTGGCGAAACCGAATGCAAGCGCATCCTCGGCGGTGATCCACTTGCCATGCCCGTTGTTGGCCTCGAACAGTGCGCGCAGATCCGCCTCGTCTTTTTTCAGCACACCTTTGTAGATGTTCAGAATGGTTCCGTTGATGGTGCGCTGATCGTCGAGCTCCGCTTCAAGGGCGTTCTCGTTGGCGTCCCACACATCACTCATGCATTTGTGGATGAGATACAGGGCGTTTGGAGAGATGATGCGGCGGTCGCCGGCACAGGCGATCACGGTGGCCGCGCTGGCGCAGAAACCCTGCACAACGGTGGTGACCTTAGCCGGATGGCTCTTCAGAGCGTCGTGGATCTGCAGCGCATCGTCCACATATCCTCCAAGCGAAGTGATGAGCACCTCGATTTCGTCAACAGCCAGTTCGGATATTTCCTTGAGCTGCTTGCGGATGTCGCTTCCTGTGTTTTTGCGTTTCCAGGTGTCCCAGTCCATGCCGCCGATCATGCCGTCAATCTCGATGCGGGCCTTGTTGTCCGTCGGTTTGGTGATGTTCAGATATTGTTTTGCCATGTTCTGTCAGGTTTTCGGCGGCAAAGATAGAACACGGCCGAGAATGCCGATGGGACAACAAGGGGAGGTGTCTGTCCCTACGCCATTTTCAGGAATCCGAATTCCGATTCGCAGGAGAAAACCAACTCTATGCCCTGGTACTCGGCAGGTGTATCCGGAGTGGAACGCGAGATGTGCAGGTGCATGGGAGTATCATACCCGGCCAGCCAGGTGTCTCCGGATTTGTCGGTGAACTTAACCAGGTATCTTCCGGCGGTGAGGCGGCCCATGGTCACGGCCTCCTGCACGGTCCATCCGGGCAGCGTGGTGCGGATCTCGTTTTGCCAGCTCTTCCCGTCGTGTACTGACGACGATATGGAGCGCTTGCCTTTTATCTCGCCCCATTGGCCTGAATTCTTCAGGGCAACGGACACAGTGCCTGCGCCTGTCTCGGTGACACTGGCCACTTCATCCACATGTGTGTACCATATTCTCCTTATGCCCGGCATCTTGCCGTCATAGCAGTCTCTTTGCAAATCTTCCATAGTGTTCGGTTTTTTATTGTTTGGGTTTAGGTGAACAGTTCCAACTGTCCCGGATCCGGATTGACGGATCTGTGCAGTCTCAATGCTTTGTGCTCCATAGCGGCCTCGACCGTCCCGAAATCCGTGACGGCGGCCCTGTCAAGGTTCCGGTACTCGGCCTCCATCGGTTGGTACTTCCTCCTGTAGATCTTGCGGAGCGTCTCGAATTTGACATGCTCCTCCTCCAATCCGAAGTAGATCGTGTAGAAGCCGATCGCCTGTGTAAGATGCAGGCCGTATCGGGCGCGTAGTATGGCAACATTGCGAAGGCATGTGTCGATAAGGATGTTCCTGATGAGGCGGCTGAACCGTATCTCCTGCAACGGTGACACCTCCCAGCCGTAGTGGTAGAAGTCGAACTCCGTGATGGCTATTTTAACCGGCACGAAGGCGGCGTATTTATCCGGCATCCTGGAAGGCGTTTTCACATGCGACTGGTAGAGCATTGCGCTGACCAGTCCGTAATAGCAGCTGTCGCCCATCCGATAGACGCCGCGCACTTTCTTGAAACTGCGCTCCATCCATCCGGCCACAAGCGGGTCAACATTGATGTCCAATGTGTATAGTGACGGCATACCTGTCTTCAAAATCACGGCAAAGATACTAAAAAATAATGAGATACAATGTTTTATATAAAGTGATTATTCAAATAAAATCGCATCTCTGAAAAAAAAATTTTTTCAGAGACCCCCTATTTTCGGGGTCCAAAATTTGTAACTTTTGTAACTTTTCGTATTCAGTGTGATAATCAATGAGTTACATTTTTGAAAACCACTGAAATCGGTTACAAATGCGGTTACAAAGGTTACAACTTTGTAACCGGAGGGGGTAAAATGGGGTCAGGTTACAAAAAGTTACAAAAAGTTACAGAGATTTTTTTAGTTAAAGTATTGTGTCATTGTTGGTTACAAAAGTTACAAAAGTTACATCGTTTTTTTGCCAAGTTGGAAACAAAATTTTTTTTTAGTGATTTTTCGTAACATGCTCATTCATAACGGTATAACAAAAAAGACCGCCGAAGCGGTCTTTTCATAAAGGAAAAAGTGTTCTTTCCGGAACCCTAAAACTCCTCCTCATCCAGAGGGGTGTATGTGTTTTCGATGTCTATGCCCAATGCGTCGTAGTCGAAACAGTCGGCCCTGGTGCTGATGGTGCGGTACAGAGTCTCCGGATTCATGTAGTCGCTGCTGTTTTCCTTCTGCGACTGTTTGTCCTGCAGATGGTCGATACGCCTGCGCAGTTTGAAGATCTTCTCACCGAGATATTCCGGCGAGTTCTGCAGGTAGAACTTGAGTGTGGACAGCGGAAGCGGTTTCAGTCCGGTGGTCTTGCAGTGCTTGTTGTACAGCTGGAGCACACGCGTCTTGTCTATCACAAGCACGCCCATCGCCCGCTCCAGGTCCACCTTGTTCGTCTTGAACCGGGTGACATGCATGATCCGGTAGTCGTATTCCTCCTCGATCTGTCCGTCCTTCACCAGGAAGGAGAATATGTCCCAGAAGGTGTTCACCTCGTTGTCCTTCAGCGTCTCCTTGTTCTGCGTGACGATCATCGCGGACATCGTTTCCACGGCTTTCTCGTATGAGAACGGGAGCTCTACGAAATTGCGGATGGTCTTCAATGCGGCGATGATCACCAGCCAGTTCCTCCAGATGCGGTCCTCCACGCTGTTCTTGTCGATCCACTGTTCCAGGTCGCGGCCGGCGTTGTCGTAGTTGGCCATGTATTGTGACACGAACTGTTCCCTGTGCCCGATGATCTGGTTGGTGATGTGGGTGAGTCCGTCCTTCTCCATTGTTTTCAGTTCGTTGAAGAGCCGCTTTTCGATGTCGTTGAAACTGGATTTGGCGAATGCCGTGAATATCACGCGGCTGAACAGGGCGATGTCCGCCTTGGGCATCTCCTGTCCGGTGAGGATGATGCCGGCATCCACCGCCGTCATCTCCTTCTTCTTGTCCTTGTCCATGTTCATGCGATTGCGCCCGGTTCCGTCCCAGAGGCCCTTGAGGAACTCCACCTTGTCATACTCGATGCTGTTCTTGTACTCGTCGATATGGCACAGGGCGTTGCGCGTCTGCGCCACATGGTCGGCCATGGCCGCGATGGTGGAGTTGGTCATATTGAGCCCGACGGGCAGGTTGCCGAACAGGCGTGTAAGCGACACGGCCATCTCCGATTTGCCGCTGCCCTTCACGCCGAAGATGTTGAGGATGGGGAAGAACCTGGTGTGCGCCACGATGACATCGCGGAACAGGGTGGCCACATAGAAAGAGAACCCGACCACGGCATTGTCCTTATATACCTTGCAGAAGAGGTCCAGCCACTGGTACAGACTGATTTCACCGGGTCGGTGCACGAATTTGCGCTCGAACATGAAGAGGGAGTCGTCTGCCTGGTAGAACGAAGACAGGGCCGGCAGGTAGAAGTTCTCGTCGTTGTGGCGTACGATGCCGTCGCGGCTTATGGGCTGGAAGGTTCCGTTGGCGAATATGCCGTTGCTCCAGGCGAAGAATCCCTGCCGCTGCCATCCGAGTTGCGTGACCTCGCGGCATGTCTGCGTCTTCTCGTACAGGTACGCCTTGATCTTGGCCAGTCCGTACTCGCCTCCGTCGAAAAGGAAGTTGCCCAGCGACTCGCACCGGAGTTTGAACGCCGACAGCGAGATAAGGTCCTTCTGCGGGAATTCCACCACGCGCTCGATGCCGTAAACATTGGTGATACGGTAGAGACGCTTGGCGTTGATGGTGCTTTCTATGTGGAACAGCGGCTCCATCACGAAGTTGCTACCGCAGAACATGCCTTCCCCTTTGGGATTGTGAAACCAGTAGCAGTGGTCCTTCTCATAGAAGCCGTACTTGGTGTACATCTCGTTCTGCACCGCCGAACGCTCCTTCTCCGCCTTCTTTTTCTCCTCCTCGCGGCGGTCGGCGTTCAGTTCCTTCAGGGTCTTGTTCCAGAGCGATTTTGTCGGGATCACCGCCGATAGTTCCTCGATGAGGGCCGCCTGCTCGTTGGCGGGACGGATGAAAAGCAGTGCGCAGATATCCTTGATGGTCTTCGCTTTGTAGTCCGGATCGTTGACGCAGTTGTCGGACTTGTCTCTGGCCAGCGACACCAGGTAGTTGACTTTGCACTGGTTGTAGAAGTTGGCGAACTGATCCTTGGAAGTGAAATAGGTGTCGGGGTCCTGCTTGGTCCCGTCCTCCATGTCCGGAATGGAGAGCAAGAGTGCGTTCATCCCGAGTTTGGTGATGAGTTGGGCGTTGCGGGTGGTGGCGCTTCTTCCTGCCCTGTCGTTGTCGTACAGCAGGCAGATGTTTCGGGTGTGGCGTCCTATGGCGCGGATTTGCTCCTCGGTGAGGGATGTTCCGCAGGCGGCCACGGTGTTGTTGATTCCGATCTGGTGCAGCTTCACCACATCCGGATTGCCCTCGACCAGGATGCACACATCGTATTTCCGGATCGACTGGATGGCGAGGTTCATGCCGAACAGTTCCTCGCCTTTGTGGTAGATGTCGGTGTCGGGCGAGTTGATGTACTTGGCCACATCCTCCTTGCCGGAAAGGTCCCGCCCGGAGAAGCCGACAATCCTGTTTACCCGGTTGAACACCGGGAACATAAGGCGGTTTCGGTAGAAGTCGTAGTATCCGCCTCTGTTGTTTTTCTTCACGAGTCCGGCGGCCAGAATCTCACTGTCTGTGAATCCGTTCTTCCTGAGGTGATCGTACAGATCGTGCCAGGCATCCGGTGCGAACCCGATGCGGAACAGGCCGATGGTGGTGTCTTTCCACCGTCCAAGCGCATAGTCCAGCGCGTGTCCGGAAAGTCTTGACTGGAAAAACGCGGCGGCTGTCTCGTTGATTCCGTACAGGCGTTGTTTCCTTTCCTGGTGCTTCTGTTCCTCCGGGGTTGTTTTCCGGTCTTCGATGGTGATGTTCGCGTCACGGGCGAGTTCCTTGACCGCCTCTATATAGGACAGGTTGTTTTTCTCCATCGCGAAACTGATGGCGTCTCCGCCCTTGCCGCATCCGAAGCATTTCCACCTGCCCGTGGCTGGCCACAAGATCATGGAAGGGGTCTTGTCGTCGTGGAAGGGACAGCAGCACTTGTAGTTGCTGCCGCTCCTGCGCAGTTTCACGCCGCGCCTTTCCACCACATCGGTGATGGGCGACGCCTGGAGTATAGATTCAATGGTTTGTTCCGGTATCATGTTTGTTATGCCAAGTATGTGTTTTCTATAATTTTCTCTCTGTAAGCTGGTGCTCGTGGAAATAGAATGTGCCGCCGTTGATGTCCACGCAGCGGTAGTTGAGCGACTGGAACAAGGTTTTGTCCGGCGGTTGCGTCAGGTTCGCCTGGATCAGGGTAATGCCTGCCACGCGGCCTTTCATCTTGCCGCCATTGCCGTCGGGCATCCATACACGGTCGCCCGGGTTGAATTTGGTGTTGATTGTCCATGTCATTGCTCTTAGAATTGGAAATCTGCGGTTGAAGTCTCAGTCACGGGCGGTGGCGTGGCGGTATTCGTCTGCGCGGCGAAGGATTGTCCGGGTTGCGCTTGCGGTGTCACCAATGGCTGCTGTTCCAGGTTGTAGATTGAGCGGAGGGTGATGTCATTCTGCCAGCTGGAGCGGCCGTCCTTCTCCCATTTGCGGGCACTGATGTCGAAACGCACCTTGACGGCAGAACCCGGGCGGATGGCCCTGGCTTTGTCGCACATCTCGTTGAACGCCTGTAGGGCGATCTTCCTTGGCCAGTCGCCGCCCGTGCTGACGACCACTTCCGTTTTCTTCCAAGGGTTACCGGTTTTCTGGCTTACGCCCTCCACCACCGGCGAGGTCTCTTCCAATGTTGCGATGATTTCCATAAGATTATTGATTTGATTGTTGTTCAAAATTCCAATTCCATATTCCAAGTTTCCCTTTCACACCCCGTATTGGTTGATTAAACTTTTTTGCTTTGAGTACCGGCCAGGCATACCCGCCATCCTTCATCTTTCGCGGCTCTCCGAATATTACTTCCCCGATAATGGCGCTGTAGAGGTTTTCTTCTTTGGCCAATTTCAGGTTGGCTTCAAATTCCACGGAACTGCAGCCGATGATTTCGTCTGCGTCCTTTGCTGCAGCGTGGATCATTATGGCGGTATGGCGATTCCTTATCGGAAGAGCCCAGCTCCTGAACTCGTGATGCTTCTGCCCTGATACCAGCATCAGGGCGTAAGGTTGTCTTACGGTTAGTACTTCATTCATAATTCCGTTTTCTAATTCGCTTCCGCCAGGGCCTCGCACAGGCACCGGCTCATATTCACTTCCACGGCATTGCCGATGTATTTCTTCTGCTCCGACTGCGTTCCCTTCAGAACATACTCTTTTGGGAATCCCATAATGGCCTTCAGTTCCGAAATCTTCAGCATCCGCATCCGGATGTCGATGATGCCATACAAGGACATGAACTCCTTGATCTTCACCGTCATCTCGCTGTCCGTGTCATATATCTCAATTCCGATGCCATTCTTGGTCGTGACCAGATAGGGAGGCCTCTTGTCCATCTTGGCGATCAGCGTGAAGCAGGGATTCTCAACGGATGATCCGGCAGATCTGTATTGCGGGTTCATCAGAAAACAGGATACAATCTTCTGTTTTGGCGTGGTCAGTATTGCCGGACTTGCGCTGTCAATGCCGCAAATCTGCCCGCCGGCGCTGTACTCGTTGGCGATGAACGTCACCTTGGCCATAGTGTCCTTGGTGGTGAGGGTAGGGGCCGGACGGTCAATGGATACCGGCTGACCGTTGCCGTAGTAGGTGATCAGCGCGTGGTGGTCCCTGGTGGTGACGGTTCCGGCAGGGCCATCCACGCTGATGTTCTTGCTGCTGTCGTCCCCGCTGAACTGCTTGCTCAAAAAACGGCACTGGGCAACCCCCAGCCTGTTCTGCACCGTTACCGTCGGGCAGGGCTCGTCAATGGGAGGTGCGGCATATTTTCCATTTTTCATCGAGTTCCATTTGATTAGAAACGCTTTCTCGCCTCCGGCCACAAACTTCACCAGTCCGGCGTATATTCTTCTCAGCGTTTTCTCCACCAGCGGTTTCTTCCTGCCGAAGATGCTCTCTCCGTCGTCTTCCAGATCGAGCACTTCCATGACGGGTTTCCATTTCTTGTATCTGATTCCGAACAGGTTGCTTTCTGTCATGCCGTTCCTGCTGTATCTGGCCAAAGGGAATGCGATAGGAAGTCCTTGTTTGGCGAAGATGCCGAACAGTCTGTTGCGGCTCGTATAGGCGCCAAAGTCTGCGGCATTCAGCATTCGCCATTCGTAATTATAACCGTAATCTCTTATCTGGCAAACCCATTGCAGGTATTTGCATCCCTTGTGCCGGCTTACAGGCTTGCCGTTTTCGTCCAGATCACCCCATGACATGAACTCTTCAACATTCTCTATGCAGATGTAGTCTGGATTAAGAGACTCTATGTATCGGAAGAGATGTTCCGCAAGGGTCCTGCTATCGGCATCCCTCGGCTGCCCGCCTTTGGCCTTGGAGAAGTTCGTGCATTCGAGACTTGCCCACAACACTGTTTTGGATCCAGGATTTTCGGTCATTGCTTTCTGTTTTATCAACTGCAGCGGACGAATGTCCAGTGTGCGGATGTCCTCCGTAAAGTGGACGCTTCCGGGGTGATTTGCCCGATGGGATTCGATGGCGTTCGGATCGTGGTTCACGCAGGCGATCACCTTGGCACATTTGGCGCCGTGGATTCGTGCCTTCTCGATGCCCGTGGTGGTTCCTCCGGCTCCGCAGAACAAATCTATATAGAGCAACTTGACCCCTTTCATCTTCCGCCTCCTTCCTTTATGATCCGCATCCCGAGTTTCAGCGCAATGAAGTGCTCCAGGCGCGCGCCCCGGCTATACTTCCAGTCCTTGAGCATATAGATGGCGTCACACTCCATCATGCGGGTGATGCAGGCCTTCATGCAGTCGGCCCAAGGCCATTCGGAACCGCAGAACCGGATGGGGTTCACGGGCTCCCAGCCCTGCATCTTCAGCCGCGACTCGGCGGCCATGAACTTGATGAACACTTTGCCGTGTTCCTCGCCGGACACCTTGCCGGCAATGTATATCTTCTTGTCAGTCATTGGTAAGGGTATTATTGTCAGTGCCTGCGGGCGGAGTCGGACCGCCTAATGGTCATTTTGAAATAAACAATCGTTAATTGTGCTGCCTCTTATCCGTTTGGAGGCCTATCGCAGGCATGGAGGAGAAGCCGGGAGTCGAACCCGGTAATGTCCAGATTTCCGTTCACAGGATGTCGAGGCTTTTTTTTGAACGCGGACGGGCGGATATGCGCAGGGCTTTTAATTCCAACATATCCGGTGGAACCCCGTCTGATTCGTGGGCGTGGTTGGTGGGCGTGATGGCACACCGGTAGATTCATCCTGCTGAGTATATTTGCGGCCTATCCGTTTAACCGCCTATCTTCTCCGGGAGGGCGGAGCGTGGACAGCCCCGCCTGCTAAAAACTTTTAACCTAATGGTATGAATAAAAGAGCGTCCGCCTTGCTTATACTGCCGGCGGTTGGCAGTTTTGGCTTGAAATCTCCTCCCTTATCCGCATCCCGCGCAGGAGCCCGTCGTAGTATGCGATGCGCATCGCGTCCTTGCGCGTCAGCTTCTGCCGGTGCCCGGCGGTCACGCGCCAGTCCTGCTCGGCGTAGCGCCACGCCTCCAGTTCCAGGTCGCGGATGGTGTATTCCTTGGCTGCCATGGCGGTCAGAACAGGGGGAACATGAGGGAGTATCCGGCAATCACGGCTATGAGCAGAAGCCCTCCGCCCGTCAGCATGAGGGCGAGTCTAAGCCGGGCGTTCTCCTTGTCAAGTTTCACCAGCATCCTTGTCTGGTAGCGGTCGATGGCCGCGGTGAGTTCGCGGTCGTGCAGCTCTTCTGCTGTCATTCTTTTTTCGGTTTTTTCCATATCTGTGTGTTTTTGTTGTTATATGTCCGTGTATTGGTGCCACGACAGTTCGGTGTGGTCCACGATGCGCTTCCAGTCAAGTGACTTCATGTGTACCCGCATGACGGTGCCGGGCGGTTTGCCCTTCGGGCCGAACTCGGTGAGCTGGATGACGGCGGTCTTCCCGTTCTGTTTGAGCATACGGCAGCGGCATTTCCGGTACACGCCGGCGAAGTAGTCGAGGTATCTGTATGTGGTCCCCATGTTGCCCGGTCTTGATGGTTACAGTCTTTTCAGGTCCTCCTGGTAGTTCTCCTCGTGGAGCGAGCGCAGGTGGAGCACCTTGGCATACAGGTCCTGCACATGGCGGTGTCTGGGATTGGCGCTCCGACTGCGCACGATGCGCTGCACACCCGAGATGGAGTAGCCCGTTTTGGCAGCAATCACGGCTGCCTCCTCCGTCGTTATTATCGGGGTGTTGATTTTCTTCTTTTTATTTTTTATAATTGCCATTGTTATTTTGATAATTTAGATGTGCAAAAATAGACATTATTTCTAATTTGTCAAGACAAAATTGTAACATTTTTTCACATTTAATTTTAACTTATTGATTATGAACGGAAAAGAATTTAAACAGCTGCTTAAATTGAATGGTTTGCGTCAAGAAGATGCTGCAAAAATCTTCGATGTTTCGCGCCAAACGATATCGACTTGGTGCAAACAAGAGGTTATAGACGACAAAATTGTAAAGTTAATATTTGAGCGGTTTCGCGTAACAGACCCGTCAACTTCTCCGATTTCTATCGTGACAGGCGCGGCGAATGTTGTTGGTAACAATAATTCCAACATCGACAACCGTCAGTACTACAGTGACAGTCCTGATGTGTTGCGGGCGCAGATCGAGGTATTGGATGAGAGGATCAAGGAGAAGGACGCGCAGATAAAGGAGAAGGACGCGCAGATAAAGGAACTGCTCAACATAGTGAGCAATTTAAGTAAGCATGATTGATTATGGACAATCCGATATTATACGACCGTATATGGTTCGAGATTTATGATGCGAAGTTGAAGGAGGTTTATCTTTCACACTTCCTTGCCAAGCGCAGTCGTGTTCGCAATATCCTGGATATTATCATTGTGTTGGTTTCAGTCACTGGTGCTGCCAGCTACTCTTTCTGTCCGGTGGTGACATTTCTTTCTGCCATTATTACGGCAGCGTTGTCTATCGTTGCCTGCTGTGTGCCTGCCGTTGTGCCGCGAGAGGAAGATCTCTCTGCCATCTCCAAGGTCGTTTCTTTCTATACGGAGTATGTATCCTCGCTGGAGCGGCTGTACGCTCATCTTTATTCCGGCACCGTCTCCCCTGAATCTGCAGAGGCGGAATTCTACCGTTTTCACAGTTCTGTTACTGGCGTGGAGGCATCCGTCAACCGATTCCTTCACCGTAACCGCCGGCGCATCGAGGCGGAGGCCGTCGCCGAAGCCGACCGATATGTTAACAATGTTTTCAAATCTATCTGATATGGGAAAAAAGAAAGAATTGGTACAAGAAGGTGTCGTTATTCCGGCACACAATCCGCCCCGTCCGGCTCCAAAGCCGCCGAAAAAGCGCTCTTCAGATAGCGGATCGTGATGCGTGTTTTTTCTTCTGAAAGCCGGTGGTATAGGAGCGGGCCTTGGAGGCATCCTTTTCGGGATCACTGTTCCTTCCCGCCTCTCTGCCAGTGAAGATATCTTGGCGTTGATTATTGATGCTATGACTACTGCTAACAGGATTGTCGCAATGGAGATAATGGTTAAGGATTGTGTACTCATACGGGTACAAAAGTAATAAAAAATGGACCTAATCTGGCTAAAAATCAGTAAAATTCAGCGTTAAAGAATGTTAAATAATGATTGTAAAACACTGTGTTTCGTAGCGTTAATCTCGTAGTGACTGATACAAAAACGAGACAAAAAAGCCCAAAAAACAGTAAAAATTAAAAATGAAAAGCATTGATATAAAGGAAGTTGAAAATCTCATAGCGAGTTCAAAAAATCTCCTACTCGCTACCAATAAGCACATAAAACGCTGAAAATCAAAACTATGTATGGTTTTCGGCGTTTTTGCTGATACAAAAATGAGACAGTAGGTTTAACTTCCTTTCCAATGCGAAAAACATAGAAAGGAAAAAAAAATATGTCTGTTCCTTACTTGAGTTTTCGCCCGTGTTCTTACCACAAAGGGAAGGACTGCTTCGTTTACTTCTATGCCCTTAATCCAGAGACTGAAAAGCTGCAGCGTGTGAAAGTGCGCGTGAACCACATCCGCAAAACGGCCGACAGGGACCGCTACGCGAGGCTGCTTTGCCACGCCATAGATGAAAAGTTATGGGCTGGTTGGAATCCGTTTGCAGAGGCGCTTTCGGCCAAGGCGTTAACCGTTTCGCAGTGCGTCGGAAAATTCCTTGATGACAAGAGCCGGACAGTTCGCGCCTCTTCGATGAAGTCGTACCGCTCGTTCTGCTCCATACTTATGAAATACCTGTCCGACAACCACCTTGACGGTAAGTTCTGTTTCCAGATAACAAGGGAGCACTTGCTCCGCTATATGGAATATACCGACCTTAATGGTCCGCTCACCAATAAGACATACAACAATTATGTTGCGTTCCTCTACCTGCTTTTTGACTTCTTTGTCGAACGCGGGTATATAAAGGATAATCCGGCCGCCAATCTTCCGAAACGCCGTGTTGACAGGAAAACACGTACTGTCATTCCTCCGTCAGACAGGGAAAGAATACGCTTGTGGTTCGATGAGCGCGTGCCATTATATATATATGTGATGTTGCTGTGCTACCGGCTTTTCATAAGGCCGAAGGAGATCATGCTGCTTAGGATCCGGAACATCGACTTTGACAACAGTCTGCTGACAATTCCTTCGTCAGTGGCCAAGAATCACTGCGACCGGATTCTTGGCGTGCCTGATGAAATAATGGGTTACTTCACCACGCTTCGTAATCTTCCGGAAGACTGGTTCATTTTCTCTGATCCGAAAACATATGCACCCGGGCAACGGGCAACCGCTCCCACTCGCATCGCGGAAAAGTGGAAGGAGATGCGGAACGCTCTCGGATTGCCGGAGTCATACCAATTCTACTCATTAAAAGATACTGGGATCACGGAGATGCTTGAGGCCGGTGTCCCTGCCAAGTATGTTCAGGAGTTGGCCGATCACCACAGCCTCGAGATGACTGAGCGTTACACGCATAAGAGTAGTGCTAAGAGGATTCTTGAATTCAACAAGCTCGAGTTCTAATGCAGTTTTGCCGCTTCTATTTCAATTAGCACCTTCTCTACCCCGTTTCGCAGTTCGATCTTGATTTTTTCCGGAACGCTTTTCACTCCGTCCGCGTATATGAACCGCACCTGGTTTTGCGGTGTCACCTCCTGTGGCATGAGTGTTTCCGTTATCTCCAGCAGTTTCCTTGTGTCCGCGTACAGCTTGTATGTCATTCTGTCGTTTATTTTCCGCGTTTTTATGTAATCCAGCATGTATTCTTCTCCCAGTGACTTTTCACCTTTCGCTTTCAGGCTGAATTCTCCCGGGTATGCTGCTTGCATCATCTCGAAGGAGTTCTCGCATATTTCTCCATGTGTCAGTGCCCTGTTTTCGCTGCTTTTTCCTCTGTAGTACAGCATTATTATGTCATGAGGATTGTTCTCTCTTTCTTCAGACATGGGTGTGGCCATTCTCAGCGGTATGTTTGGCAGTCCGTAGTCGTTGTGTTCCTCAGACAGGTTCGACCATTGTAGTGTTGTGTATTCAAGCGCCGTTGTGTTTGCCGGAGCTTTCATTTCCGTTTTCACTTCCTCCTCCTCGCCTTCCCCTGTCTCCAGCGCTTCCCCGTTGCCGCCTTTGAGTTTCCAGCTCATCTTCCATGACTCGTCTTCGTCTTCTTCCTCTTCCGCTTTGACGTATCCGTTCGCCGGGGTGTATAGCCATACTTCGTTTTTTTCTTCGAGTTCCGGATCGCCGTTCAGCACGTTTGTTTCCCCCTTGTATTCCTCTTTCTCTCTGTCGAATTCCTGCACCTGCGATACTTTGAACTTGATTTTTTTCCTTTCTGTCCTGTTTTCTGCGGTCTCGTTGCGCAGTATCAGTGCTGATATGTCCACAGACCTTGCTTCCTTGGTATCCCTGTATGATGAGACTTCTATCGTCTTAGACCTTGTTGATGTGAACCAGTTCAGACCGAGTGATGTTATCGTCTTCTTTATGAAATCCCCGTTTGTCACGTCCGGCAGCAGCTCGTTCGCTTTAAACCTTGCGCTGTATATGTTGAGCGCGTTCTGCAGCGTGCATCTCACGGGGCCTGTTATCTGCACCTGCATGTAGCCTCGCAGGTTGCTTGTGTATCTTTTTTCCCAGTTGCCGTTAACCCATGTTTTCACATGCTGTTTCACGGCGAATTTTATTGGTGTATTCAGGAATGTCGGCGGTACGTATACCCTTCCTGTGTATTTAACGCCCCCGTCCATGCTCTCCTTTTCAGTGTTCCATTCTGCAGTCCATTCCTCGTTCGGCATTCCTATGCTGTGTCTCACGAGTATGTTTTCCTCCCTGTCCGTCTTTTCCTTGTATATCAGCAGGTATGTTTCCGTATTGTTGTCAGGTGTTGCGCATCTCGCCAGTCCCCATTCTATCATGATGTGGTATCTTCCCGCCGTCGGCAGCGCCGGTTCCGCTGCCGTGTTTTCATCCCAGTCCATGACCATCGGGTATCTTTCCTTGTCTGCGCCTTCCCATGGCATGTTATAGTTTTCCTCTGTCAGGATTTTCCTTGCCACTCCCTTCCGTTGGCTTTTCCATTTGCCTTTTGTCCTGTTGAGTACCCCGAACTGCGTGCTGTCCCCGTCGAGCAGTTTTACCGCTTGTATGAAAATCCTGTTCAGTTCCTCGTTTATGTTGTCTATCAGTCTGTATCCTGCGTTATCTGCTATGTTCTTTAGTATTGATGTGAGCCTTATCTGTGGGCACAGGCATTCCTGGTTTTTTTCTATGTACAGCCCGTCCTCGTCCACGAGGTCTTTTTCCTCGTTATATGCCATTTCAATCGTTCCTTCACGTGACACTCTGATCCTGTTCACCACCTTGCCTTTGTTGTATCCTTCTCTGAATCCGAAGTCCTCGTTTTCCTGTCCGTAGCATTCTTCGTTAATGAACGGCGCGAACTTTATGTCCCCGTCCGTGTCCGTGCATTGTTGGATATACTCTGCCCATTTTATCTTGTGTTCCTCTATGTTGCGGCTCACGACAATTTCCTCGCATTCGTTTTTGTTTATGCTTTTTTCCCTGAACCCGTCCGGATAATCGCTGCATATCACTGCCGCTGTTATTCTTTCTTTGTCTGCTTTTTGTATGTGCATATTCCCTTTGAGGATCTGTATTCCGCCTTTCGATATCGTGCATGGGTGCTCTGTCTTTTCTCTTACTGCCGGATTGTTTTCGAATCCGAGGATTCTGCTGTTGTTATTGTCTGTCGGCAGCTCGAATGAATATGTGTAGTCCCCTTCTATGCTTTCAGATGCGAACAGGGCGTTGTTCAGCTCTATGTTTATCGTCGTGTCGCTGTAGAGTGTCAGCTTTTTCCCTTTTACGTATATTTCTATCATAGGGTTCCATTTTTGTTTACCACTTTCCCCAGCTTGTGTCTGTTGCCCATTTCATCTCCGCGGCCTGCTGTATTGTAATCGGTTTCACGATTTTATGTGTGTGCAGGCAGGCAATGCAAGCAAGCAGCGTTGCGCACAGCAGTGCGAGCAGCAATGTGTCTGTCTTTGTTTCTGTTGTGTGTTCCATGTTTTATGCGTATCTGAATTCTCCTGATCCTTTGTTAACTTTGAACTCATTTGCCACGACGTCATAAAGCCCAGGCTTTGAATCCGCGTCACGGAGTGCTGGAATGTAGTTGTGTACAAGTACATCGTTCTCGTAAATCATGAACGATGCCAGCTTCGCGTTGATGCAGTTCTGCAGATACCCTCGCCAAGACGAGAATATGTGCAATTCCGAGTTTGCTATGGTCCCCAATGCAGCTCTGTATCCGCTCGCACTGTTCGGACCGTTGACAAACCCTCCTGAAAATGTACGGTTCGGGATGTCTATTGTAAAGTCAAATGTTGTAGGCTCGTTGAATTTATGATATGTCGCGAGCGAATAACCGTACCCCAGCATATATACCATCATATTTCCAGATGGATTTCCAGAGCTTGGGAAAAAAGGACTGAAAAACCACTGGTTGTCATTGTTGCTTGTGCATCCGAAAAAAACGCCATTGTCCCAGCTTCCTGTCTTAGTCATCTCGCAGACAATACGTGTTTTCTTGTTCCCGACATAATATCCGGTCCCGATGCTTTGTGCCCCTGTCGCTTCCAGATAGTTCAGTCTTGTGTATCCGTTCGGAAGCGGAGTTTCATTTATTGTTTTATGTTCCCTTTTCATATTATTGCCGTGTTGTGCCAATATTTGACTTCGTCGATGTAGCCCCTGAAATATCTGCTCCCGTATTGGTAGCTCCTTGAATTCCCGATGTTGAGCCACATCTGGTTTGCCGTGAACATGTCATACGCAAAAGACTGCCGGCTTTTCAGTTCCGAATCGAGGTATGCTCTCAGCTCGCCGTTTTCCCTCACAAGGAGTATCTCGTGCCATCCGTTCAAGGGGACTGTCATGTTAAGGCCCTGCGTGAAATGGTTTGTCCCTCCGCTGGCAAGTCTTGTCATCAGTGTCAGACTGCCGCTGTTGTCAAAATAGCAGTTGACTGTCGGATAGTCCCCGTTCGCCATTTGTCCTTCAGCCGTGAACAGAAATGCCACAGAGGCGTTGCCCGTACGGTAAACTTTTGCATAAAACGTAAAATCTCCTGCGGAGAATTTGTCCAGGGTGTACCCGGCGCATCTGTTGGCGCCACCGACGATCGCCTGGTTGTTGTAATATGACGGCTGTCTGTTGTAAAGCAGATACGGTGTGTAATGGTTCGGTGAATCATCGTCGGTGTTCCCGTCGAATTTGCACCACAGTGTCGGCTCCGCAACTCTTTCAATGTTGTGTTCCCTTTTCATAACGCTCCGGTTGCCTGTTCATACAATGTGTCAATTTCTTCGTTGGTGCTTGCCGACTCGATCTGCGGCCTGTATGTGTCATACACCTGCATCGCGTGCTTGCTCTGGCTGCGGAATTCCGCTAAAACCTGCCGGGCCTCCGTTATGCTATAATGACTGTCCGCCGTGATGTTGCCTGTCTTGTCAAGTGCCATCGCAACCATGAGAGACGTTGTGCTTACAGCCGCATAGCAGGCTTCTTTCAATTCTTTTACTTTCTGTGCGGCGTATTCCTGCACATCAGGTTCTGGTGGTACATAAGGAGGTACAATCTCGCAGTTCCACACTTCCATGACGGATGCCCCGGGATGTGCAAGGTAGAATTCCCGCTGCCGGTCGGTCATCTCCGTGAATATGGGGTTAAGGATTGTGTTTATGGGGCTTGCGGTCACCCTTATGTCATAAGGCTGGCCGCCCGCGAGCCTTCTTTTGAAGTAGTAATATGCCGCTTTGTTCTTTGCCATGTGTTTTCTTTTTGTCATTGCTGCTGGCTGCTTCCTACCAGGTAGTTCACAAAGGTGACTATCGCCCTGTAGTCTCCGTTCCCTGCCTGGTTAACCACGAGTCCTATCTCGCATGTCTTGCCGCTGGGGACTGTGATGCCGCTGTCCGGCAGGTATGCGTTCACGATAGTGTCGTTCATGTGCTCGATCCCGCCGATCAGCACGTCCACATCCGCGTTGGTGTTGTTTTCCACCCAGATGTAGTTTTCCGACAGGTTGTTGCAGGTTATCGCCAGTGTCATGTCGTTTATGTTGAGCGACGACGGGATGACAATGAATGCCGAGCCTGCCGTGTCTGCGCCGAACGTGACGCTCTGGCTTGATCCTGATGCCGTGATGTCCCTTTGGTGCGTTATGTTCCGCCCGCTCGCGCCCGCCGGCCCTACAGGACCTTCCGGACCCTCTGGGCCCTGCGGGCCTCTCAGTACCGGTATTTCCAGCCATATCCCGTTTTTTTTTATTTTCAGTATGGGCATTATGTTTTTTTTTGTATTTTTGCATTGCTCTACGGGACAACTATAGGCACCATGAAAGCCGAATGGCGTTTCGTGCTTAGGTCCCGTTTTTTTTTATATTATCTCGGCTTTGCCGTTGTTCTTTATCCACACGGTTGTCCAGTATATGCTTTTTTTCCCTCTCGCCAGCCCTACTACACGTATTTTGCCTTTGACGTTGGCTATGCTATGCGGATTCCCGTACGTGTGCCCGTGGAAGCTCCTGTGGGATAACGGAGGATTATAGCACCTGCTTCGTTTCTTGCAGATTCCGTATCCGTTGCCTTTGTAGGGCATGTAGTGCCTGTATAACTCCCCGGTTTGGTCCGCTCCTGACATTTCATTGCCCGTGATGACCAATTTGTTGTCTATTTCCCTCACGATAGTCCTTTTTGTGCAGATTATCTCCCCTTTGTGTATCTCGAAGTACGGGCTTGCCGTTTCGAAAGCCGTCAGTGTTGAGCCGTCCGAGCATACACTCTCTCTGTAGTTGCTGTCTGTCAGGAACAGCAAGGCGTCGAAGTTCTCCGGTACCGTCACGAGTGTCGGCTTTCCATAACGATAGTCTGATCCTGTGCATTTGAAAATCCGGTTTGCCGTGTTGGGACCTCCGTCCGGTAGCTTTGTTGATATTTCCAGCCAGTCTTCGTCGATTTCCTCAATGTCTTCATAGTCGTAAGGCACTTTCACTGTGATCCGCTCTTGGTAGTAGTACCTGTCGCCGGCTTTTGCCGTGAGCAGCGGCAGCGCCCTGTGCACGATTATGTTCTTTCTGTCGGCTGCCCTTGCCGTCGGTATGTCTGCTTCTCCTTCCGGGTTTATCCAGATTTCCACATTGGGGTCTGTCGGCTCCGTCTCCGACACTTCCACCTCGTTTTTCGTGTCGCCGGACCACACGCATACATGCTGGCCGTTGTGCCAGTATGCCGGATGGTGCGGGTACAGCTCGAACATGGTCGCCGATGCGCAGTAACCTATGTATATGTAGATTTTGCCGTCGGCGGTTGACGGGAGGCTTTGCGTCCACGGGTTACCGCCCGTGGTGAGTTTGACCTGCCCGTCCGGCTGCGGCTCCGTCACCAGGAACAGTGGGCCTTCAGTGAGCGTGTTCCCGCAGTTGAGTGTGAATTGCGGATTCTGCTGGTACTGCCGGTAGAGTCGCCACGCCGGGATGGTCCCGCCCTCCGCGACCCTTGCGGGATAGTAGTTGAGCGCTATGATGCCGTGCGGGCTGAAGGATTCCGTCGTCATGGGCTTGTCCGTGGCCGTCGATGCGTTGTATGTCGTTTCGTTCCCGGCTGTGGAGTGCAACGGGATAAGTTCGCCAGCCAGGTTCTGCATCATCAGCGTGTATCTGTAGGCCGCCTTTTTTGACACGTAGTTTCCGCTGTTGTAGCACAGTTTTTCGATCACCGTTGTGTTGGCGTCGTAGTCCATCACCTGCCAGCATCCCGTCACTGTCTCGTTCTGGTGTCCGCTGCCGAGATAGATGTTTGCGGTCTGGGTGGCATTGTATCTGGCTATGATGATGCCGCCCACAGGGTATCTTGTCGACACAGCCGAGTTTGTCCCGTACACGATGGGCTTGTATCCCAGGCTGTTGATCTGGAATGCTGTGCCCCAATCCGCGTTGCCGGCCACGGGGACTACGAAGGCTATCTTCATGCCGTCCGTGTATTCCGTCACTTCCGGGTCTGTCACGTCGTAGCGTGCCGCCCATCGCGGCGATGTCGCCACAGCCGCCGTGCCGGTCACGCTGGGATAGTCTCGCACGATTCCTGTGCTGAGAATATCCTGCAGGCCCTTTATCTGCTTTATGTCGACCTTTGTTCCCATTATGCCGACGGTATTGCCATGAGTTGTATGATGTCGCCTGCCACGGGCACGTATGTCAGCAGCTCTATTGTCTCGTTGTCGGTACAGGTGTAGTCCGTGCCTTCGGCCTGCAGCACGCCGTTGATGTGCAGCAGTGTCGTGCCGATCCGGAATGCGGTTGTCGCCGTCACGGTTGCGCTTCCTGCGCTGTACTCGACGGGGATGTACGAGCGTTTCTCTTTCAGTGCGGTGTCTGCCGCGCTTCTGGCGGCTTCCTGCATGGTTGATATCATGGCGGTGGCGTTATCGAGTTTCATCTTGCCGACTTCTCCGCTGGCGCCGACAACCGGTATGTATCCGTCCTTGCCGGCCATGACGGTCTCTTCGACGTTGGAGAGGTCCTTCTTCACGTAAGCGTCCTTGCAGGCCTCGACGATGTCCTCGTCCGTTGGGATTGCGCCTTCCAACGCCGATATTCTTGTATATTGTTCGCCTATCGCCGCCTGGTGCGCGATTATTGCTTCGGATATTGCGGCGATGGTCGCGTCTCCGGACAGGTTGAGGAGCAGGTCTCCCGTCACCAGTGCGCCGGTCAGTGTGACACCGTTCAGCGTCGGCTTGCCTTCGAGATCTGTGTAGTTTGTGACCGGACGGTAGTTGTTGAGTGCGGCGATTATCTCGTTTATCTTGTCCACAAATTCCGCGACTGTTGCCCCGAGTCTGAGTTCTTCGATACTTATGTACGGCATTTTCCTGTGTTTTATTTGTTCTTGTTGTTGTTTTCTTCAGCGTGCGCCGTTTCCAGGGCTTCGAGTATCTCGCCCCTCAGGTACAGTGCCACCTGTTTGGCATCTTGGTTTATCTCGCCGCTCTTGTTGGAGCCCATGACGGCTGTGTTCTTGACAGTTATGGAAACCTCGCAGTGCACTGCCTCCATGCCTGCAAGTTTGGTTATGAGTTCTTTTTGCTCACTGATGGTCTGTTCCTGTCTTGTTATGGTCTCCTTGTACGCCTTGATGTTTCGGTTCTTTGCTGCCACCGTCCCGCAGAGGATCACGAACACGGACAGCAGCGCGGCGGCTGCGGCGTAGATTACGGTCTTGATTTTTCTTGTGATGTTCATTTTTCTTTTTTTTTCTAAGTGTTTTATCTTCCCAGTGTGGTGCTTGCCTCCTGGATGTATTCTATGTTCTCTATTGGTGTGTACGCATCGTACTCGTTGTGGAGCCTGTCGATGCGTTCCGTGCGCATGGCTTTTACCTCCGCGTCGACGAGATCCTGTCCGCTGTCTTGCAGTTTCAGGGTGTCGGGTGCGAATGTGATCCGCCAGGCGTGCCTTCCGTCCTTGTCGAGCAGCAGGTTGTCGGGCTGTTCCAGTGCGTCTTTCAGCAGTGCTATCTCTTTGGCCGTGCGTTTCCCTGTGCGCAGTGTCACTGTGTCCTTGCGGCTGTGGGACATGTATTCCGTGCCGGAGGATGTCTCTGCGGTCTCGCCTTCTGTCTGTGTTTCCTCTGCCAGCTCCTCGAACACCATGCTTTCGTACAGGCGGCAGCGGTTCAGCAGCAGTGCCGTGACCGCACCGTACGGGCGCGGGCGTGTCACGAAGGTGCGGACTATTTTCCCGTTACTTGTGTCTATTTGGATTCGCCACCATACGGGTTTGTTCCTGTTTTCCGCTATTCCGCTGAGTCCGCTCACCGCCTCCCATCCGCATGGGATGCGGTTGACGCCTTTGGCAATTCTCTCGCGTATTGTTATTGATTCAAGCTCCGTCCCTTCTTCTGTCTTGGCATCCACGTGCCGTTCTATGTAATCTTCGTTGTCTTTCGTGTTGATGATGTACAGGTATTGTTCCGTTTCCAGGTCCGTGCGCACGATTGCATTTTTGTCCTGTCCGTATATGTCGGCATGTCTTTCCTGCCACATTTTGCTGTTTCCCAGTCTCTGCCAGTCCGGCGTGTTGTTGAGGAAGTCGGCCTCGTTGACTTTGGCGTTGAGCAGTGTGACCGGTGACGATATCTTCACAAGCCCTGTGATCCCTTCCGTGACTTCCGCGTACAGGAGTTTTGTTTCCAGTGTCTGGTTGCCGCATTTTGTCGTGTTGTCGAAAGTCTCGTCCGCACGCGGGATGTTTGGTTTGCCGAGCCATGCCGCCAGGAACGATGTCCCCACTTTCACCGTGCCTTCGTTGTCGTCGAGGTGCATTGCCGGTGTGACTGTCCCGTCACCGAGCAGGTATTGTGCCATGATGCGGTAGTCTTTCTTCGGTTTGCGTGTTCTTCCGTTCCTTGTTCCTATGATGTCCAGTAATTCTATGTCATTGGCGTTGGAACTGGTTATTCTCACATAGTCGCCTGTAAGTCCTTCCCTTGCCGCGACGTGCAGTCTTATATATATGCCAGACATGTACGCTTTGACAGTGTAGTGCTTGTTTATTTGTGCGTTGTGCACCAGTTTCTCTTCCAGGCTCGCCAACAGTGCCTGTAGGCCATTCTGTTGCTGTATTTCCCATTCCTTTTCAGGATCCGCTGTCTCTTTTACCGTGTATGTCCAGTTGCCGTGCGGTGTCTCTATGTCTATGTTCCCCGGATGCAGCACTCCCACTTTCCAGTACAGTTCCAGCTTGCGCTCCTCGACCATGTCCGGCGAGGTGCGGATGATGAATTCCGGGTCGTTCCGGAGAAAGTCTATGGGGAATGGTGATTTCTGGATCTGCATGTTCTGTTTTTTTTAGAGTCTTGCCGTCTCCTTGACGGAGTTCTCGAGCCTTTCGTATTCGAGCAGTATGTTGCGGTTGATGGTCGCCTGTCGGTTGCGCGGGTCCTCGAGGTACTTGCGCAGCAGGCGCATCTCCTTCAGCAGCTCTCCGTCCTCGCCTGTGCCGTAGTTGTTGATGACGGTGTTTGACGGTGCGAAGGTACGCATCTGTCCCGGTGTGGTGTGGGACAGGATTTTCGTCTCCGGAGCCGGGAACCTCATGCCTTCCAGCGCTTTCCTGTTGCCCTTCTGGTACTGGTCGAGAGTCTCAATGATGCCGGCGGTCTTCTTGTCGCGCAACAGCTTGTTGCTGGCCACCCATTCGTCACCCTCCTCGCCCATGAGGGCGATCTGCGGACCTCTGATGTAGCTGCCCTTGGCGTACGGGTTAGGCTGTGATGCGATGGCGGCAACCTGCAGCGCCGTGGTGGCTGCTGTCACGGCAGTGAGTACGGCGGCAAGTATCGGCATTCCGGCATTTGTTGACCAGACATTGGAGATGGCCAAAGCCCCGTTGATGATGGCCTGGATGATGCTTGCGGTCTTATCCCGCTCGAACTGTTCATGTTTCAGCTTCTTCTCCTTCTTCTCCTTTTCCTCCTGCAGTTTCGCCATTTTGGCATCGTAGTACTTCTGGGAGATGACTCCGCTGTTGAGCTGCTTTTGGAGGGCGGCGGATTTGGCGTCGTAGGTTTCCTGGGCTTTCTGCAGCTCGGCCTCCATCATGTTGTCCTGGATCTGGGCGATGGAGTTATAGATGTCGAAAGCGGTATTGGCGAACTCCTGCAGGCCCTGAGTCATAAGATCGAGTGCCTGCTGCCAGTTGTCTTTCAACTTGCTCCAGTCGAATTCGGCGAGCTGCTGCCAGATGGACTTGGAACCGGAAGTCTTGGAAACGGAAGCGATTTCCTGGAATTGCAGTGTCTTCAGTTGTTCAATGATCTTTTCCAGTTCCTCGATCCGGGCGGCGTTTTCGGGATTATTCTTCAGCAATTTCTTGAGGGTCTCGATCTCTTTCCTCTTCGCCTCGATTTTGAGATTGTATTCCTCATTGATTTCATCCACACGGCGATCATGCTCGTTCATTCTGGCGCGAGAAAGTTCCTTTTCTTTCGCCGAGATGAAATCAGTGTCGGATTTCGTGTGCTGTTTGATGATGTTGGAGATTGCGGTGGCATTGTCTTTCACCAACTGTCCTTCCTGCTCATACATCGAGTTGAGTGTTGCAAGAAGTTTTGACTTGTCTTCATCCGACATTTGCTGGGATTCCGGAAGGAGCGTGTCATCCTCCAGAATTTTCCTGATGTTGGCGATGTTTTTTTCAAGCTGCACAAATTTGTCATCCCATTTTTGCTGCTCTCCGAATACGGCTTTTATGAGGGCCGTTTCTTTATTGTCCGGATTGCTTTCGTCAAGCATCTTCTTCGCCTCTGTTTTCATTTTGTCAGAGGCGTCGGATAGAGTTTTGATGTATTTGTCAAGGGAGGTGGAGAGTTCCTGAAGCTTCAATTCCTGTACCTCTTTGAAGTATTCGGAATCCTTGCCATAGAGAGCTTCAGCTTCAGTTTCCAATTCTTTGTATTTATTCAGGATTTCCTGCTTGGTCTTTTCCCACCCATCGAGTGATTCGGACTGTGCCTTTCCCTGCATCTGTTGCAGCTTCTTTTGGAAATTCTCGCGTCTGGTGAGCAGTTTTTTGTCGGAGGAATCGCCGGAGCCGGAACCATTTTCCAGTGTTTTCAATATAGACTCATTGAATGTCTGGTATGTTTCCGCATAGGTCTTCCCTGTATGCCGTATAAGTTCCATGTCCATATTATCCAGTTCGCCTTGAAGATTTGCAATATAGGCCTTGTTTTTATCCAAAGCCTCCCTCGCTTTTCCAATTTCATTTGTAATCTCCATTTTAACGGCATTCAGAAAAGAACCGTTTTTTGCTTTGTCTATGGCATAATCAAGATCGCTTTGCAGCTTAATTTGTTCGGATTGCGCCTCTGTTATAGCACTGGAGAGACTTTCGTAACGTATCTTATTTTTCAGGGATTTAAGGTAGTCGTCAATGGCTTTGCGATTATTATTGATTACTTGTCCCTCTTTGTCCAGATCCGCAATGTATTCGGGAATTATCTCTTTTAGTTTTTTGATGGCCTTGAGTTTCTGGTCACGAGAAGAGTTTTCGTCTTCTATAATATGTTGTATATCCTTGATTTTTTTCTTTTCTGTTTCGTATTGTTGATTGATTTGTACCTCCAAATCACGCTGTGCTTTAGTTGTTTCCTCAGTTTTGTCTTTGAAAAACAGAAATGCTGTAGCCAGTGTGGTTACGGCAGTAATGATAGCTCCCCAAGGGGTAGATGCAAAAGCGACTTTCAATGCCTTTTGCGCGTTTGCCGCAGCGAGCGTGTTTTTTGCCAGTTTCGCTTTGGCTAAAGCAAACAAATTGGTGACAACAGTACCGGCAGATTCCCCGGCTTTTTCTATTGCGCCCCACTTGGCAGAAAGTTTTTTTGCTGATACTTCTGCCATGTGTGCGATATACTGCCTATTGTAGGCTACAGCCAGTGCTATCACCAAAGCCTTGTGCTCTGAAATCCATTTAACTGCCTCGGCGGCCAGTTTTAAGCCTGATGCACTGCTTTGTGTTACTTTTGTTAAAAGTGGAATTAACTCCTCGCCCAAAGCAGCCTTGGCGTCCTGCACTGATTTCTTGGCTTTCTCCAGTTGTGCGGCTGCGTTGTTGTTAACAGCAGCGTACTCGTTGATGACGGAGTTTCCATCTGCGTATGCCTGGGTGGCCAACTGCTGGGCTTCGCGAAGCTGGTCGGTGTTTTTTGCCAACGTCATCAGCGTCTCCTGTATTCCAGCCCCTTTCAACTTCAACTCGGCAAAAGTCTCAGCCAATGCGGATCCTCCACTGCTTGAGAGACTATTGAGTTTGTCCAGCACGGTAAGGAACGCGGTGTTCATATCGCTGTCCACCAGGTTGCGGAACTCTTCAGCAGTCATACCTACCAAGCTGGCATACTTCTCCGTCTTGCCCATCATATCCATCATCACCTTCTGGACGGCAGTGGCCGACTTTTCCACCTGCGCCATATTCTGGTCCATAGCCGAAGCAATTCCCATAATATGAGCCTGGGTGATGCCGGCGGTATTGGCCACACCGGCCAACCGTGCAGTGAAATCCATAATGTATGGTTCAGAGGCTGACGACGACTGTGCCAGCGAGTTGACTGCTGATGCGGTGGCGATCATCGCGCCACGTAGTCCCAGAGTCTCCGTCTCGCCGAACATCTGTGCCATCTTGCCGATATTCTTCACGGCATCTTCACCAAGGTCTTCGCCGAGAGCCACGTTGATGATATCGGCGGCCTCCACGAAATCTTTGATTGCCTCCTTGGATGTAATACCCAGCCGTCCGGCATCGGCAGCCAGGGCGTTAAGTTTTTCGGTTGGAGTTCTGGTGTCCATCTTCTGGAACTCCTCGTTGAGCTGCTTCACTTCCTCGCGGGTAAGACCGGTATATTTGCTCACATTGGTCATCGCGTCATCGAGCGAAGCGTAGGCATCAACGTACTCCTGGTTCGCGGAGACGAAACGGCGTACGACTGAGGATGCTGCATGTGCAGCTGCAGACAAAGATCCAATGGTTACGAGTTGATCCATTGTGCGCTTATTTAGCGCATCAAGTTCCCGTGATGTAGCGCCGATTTCCTTTTGGATATCTGAGTAGATGCCCTTTAATTTACTTAACTTCTCTGATTTGCGCAGCCACTCTTCAGAACCGATTGGCAACTTGTTCAGTTCGTTGGCAGTTTTTGTTATTGCAGCCCGAATAGATTTAAGATTATTATCTATGCCTTGCTGGTTCAACCAGACATTTACACGTTTGTTTACCTCTTTTGCCATAAATTGTAAAATTTACGGCAAAAATAGACTGACAATGAAAAACGGGATGGGACAGGCTTATTATCGATCAGTAAGAGAGTTTCCGCCACCTATCCAAGGAGCCTTGCCCGCAAGTTTGTATGCTATGTAAACTAATAATATGGTTCCTATGAGTTCTAACATTTCGGATCCCTCCTTTCGTGTGCAAATATACACTTTTTTTACAAAATGACTATATGGAAAAGAAAAAGTTAAATCTGTTTTTTTCTAATCCTCTCCATTTCCTTCAACATTGGAATGTTTTTCCTCGAAACGGTCACAACACATACTGGCAGAGCGTACATCCTTATGCCAATAATCACAATAGCTCCAGTCGCTGAATTCGTTTTTCCATTTCTGTTGGAAATATTCGCAGTCTTTGCAGAAGTTGACTGTTTGAATGAAAGGCTTCGGCGGTGGTGATGCTCCCATAATCGTTTTGTTTTAATTTTCGGCAAATATATGGTCACAAATTATGACGGTATGGGACAAAAAAACGGCCTCCGGGAGGGAAGGCCGTTTTTTTCTAAATAATTCCAAACATTTTCAGTTTCGCTTTTGTCTCATATTGGCTTTCTGAAATCGTGCCAACAATAAGTTCGACATCGTCGTCTTTGATTCTCCCTTTATATTGCCATGATGCAAATTCCTCTTTTTTCACGGTCTTCAAACTCGCACAATCCACAAACGAATCATGTTCGAGAAATGAATATTCTGAAGATTTCAAAGGCATCAATAGCAATGTTTGCTCGTATGAAAGGTTTTTGTTGATATTAGAATTGATAATCACACCTCCATAGATGTTACCCTGTCCATCCTGACCTAATACAACAAAAAACTTGTTTCTGCTGGTGTCACCTTTTTTCGGGACGATTCCGTTGGACTGGTCCATTTTGATTCGGAAAGTATCCCCGGGTCTCACTACTATATCGGCTATCTTTTTTAAGACATCCTTCGGAATGCTGTCACCAATATTCATCTCTGCAATATGTTTTCCAGTTCCTGCATTTCGTTGATGTAATCCAAAAAATCAGGATCACATCCTGCAGCTTCTGCCATCTCCATTGGGACGATTGTCTTTTCCGGACGTTCGGAAGCCTTTTTCCACGCACTATCGTGTGATTTGGCGAGAAGTTCTTGGAATGTCAAATTCTTGTTCTCTTCAATGGATTTGTCAAGGTATGAAATGGCGGCTGGAGCAAGAAAATCCATATCAGGTTTGCGGCGCGCCATCAGAATGCCGGGAGCCTCGTTTCCTGCGTTTTCCACGGCTTCGTTGAACAGAGCCGTCAATTCTGGGTCAGCATAAGTGGACCCTTTTATTGCATCGTATAGATTTGCCGGAACGGGACCGTATGGAAGAGCCGCAAATCGGTCATCCACAATACGCAGACCTGTTTCTGAAATAAAATCCCGATCGGCGAAATATAATATCTTAAACAGGTGATACATGTCCAAACCGCCTGTCTTGTACAAGACATACAGAACAGTTTCGATAAGCTTCTGATAATAATATTCTTTCATTCCATCGTTTTTTTTCGTCCGCAAAAATATAAAAAATGATAATACAAATTATCATTTTTGATTTTCAAAAACGCACAAAAAAAATTATAATACCCCTTTGTGCGCCGCCGTCTGCGCATCCAACCGCTTGAACTCCACCAGCACTTTGTCGCCGTAGTAGTAGGCCACGAGGTCACCGAGGGCGTCGATGTTGCGCTCCAACGGGTTGTGGAACCAGTCGGAGGGGGTGCGCTTGATGTAGATCTTGGTGCTGGCCGCCCGTCCACTCTTGGTGGCCACGCCGTGACGGGGCTGGCCGTTACCCACGCCGTACTCGCGGAAGATGCCGTGGACGGGCATCCAGAAGGTAATGGCTTCCAGATCTCCGTCACGCTTACGCAATACTGGGCGCACCTTGGTGCGAAGCCGGCCTTCAGTCTTGCCGGCATAAATGCCAGTCTTGTAGGTGCGGGTGGCACCCTTCTTGCCCTTGGTAAAGGCGGATGCGGCGGCCTTGCTCTGGGCGCGCACCTTGTCCGCCCAGGCTTTCGCCTGGCGCAGGAATTCGTCGTCGGTCATCAGATGTTCGGTCATATCGCGGGTTTTCGTTTTTTGCTTTCGATGATCATTGCGTTCAGCCGGTAGAGTACCGTGTGCATAGGCAGGTTCAGCAGTTTGTCCTCATCCTGGATATGCTCTCCAAGTAGGTTCCGATGGACATTGATCCAGGAGAAGGTGTCGGGCTCATCCGTTTTCTCCGTTTCATCTTCCTCATCATCTTTTTCGTGTTTGGCGTTTGGATCGAAATAGGGGAAGATGGTAGGATAGACAGCCTCGACGGCGGCAGATCTGACGGCGCGGTAGTTCCAGATGATGGCAGCAACCAAAGCCCCGTCCATATCACCGAACTTCGGGAAACGGTACTTTGTGCCGTGCACGGTGAAGGGCAGACGGCGGTCTGTTTCCCCGTCCCAACCGGGTCGTTCCGGGCGAAACAGTGCTGCGATGGCGGCCTGGTGCAGTCCCTTGATCATACACTGGTCTGCGTAGATAAACTCTCCCCAGGTGACATTCCCGAAACTTTTCTCCGGACCATAGAAGATTACCCCGTCCAATGTAATGGTTGGGATTTTCCACGCCTCCCACATCAGGTCGTTTTTTTCAAAATTGACAACCGGATCCGTGGCTTCAGCAATGCTGAAACGCTGAAACGGCGACATACTTTCCACCACATCGACGGGGATGCCGCACAGCCGGTGCAACACTTCATCGGTGGTGAGCTGACCCATTTTGGCAGCCGCCACAGCGGTGAGTTGTGCGCCATCACACTCTGCAATGGATGACGGAAACTCCAGTTCGGCCTTGTTGCCGTCAATTTCGTAGGACAAGGTGTTCATACCCACGCCTCCTCATCCGGATCAGGATTGAACGGGCAGGAAAAACGGATGGTGTAGCGCACGCCGACATACAGGTGCTGTTCATCCAGCATGGGAACAGCGGACATCAATTCCACATCCGCGCAGATACCGCCATCGTCCGTGTCGGCGAGGATGCGGCGCAGAAACTCGTCGCCAATACGCTCGCAGAGGTCGAGGGCGGCGTAGATGTTGCCCCAGTTCTTGCTCTCCGTGTAAGCTGCGGCGATAATGAAGGAGGTCTCGCGCTCTTTGGTGCTCTGCTGGAAGGTGATCTCCCAGCTCTCGGCAATCACCGCCGGGAACTTCACACGGTTGCGCAGATCCATATAGAACTCTTCCAACTCACCCCGGAAGAAATGTTTTTCGGTGTCGGAATGCCTCACCATCTTATGCAGACGGGCCAGGTCTTCAATGTACTGGTAATATTGTGCTGATGTCATATAATTCTCGTTTTATTTAACATGAAACATTTATCATGTTAATTTATCACAGATTTTTTAACATGGTGAGCATTTCGGGTTGCGGATGGATATCGCTTTTGTCGGTGCGGTAGGAACAGTGGGCAAAGATGCCTGGTGTGCCAGAGAGGGCATGTCTTGATACTTCCCACATATCCGGATTGTAAGTCTTGGGGATGTTGTGACGGCGGCACAGTTCTCGCACCAGGTCGCGCACGGCATTGATCTGGGCGGTGGTGTACCTCTCGTAGTAGCGGTGGCCTTTCCACTTCTGGTTGGTGCAGTACTCATAGAAGTACTTCACCGGCTTGGCGGCGGTGTTGGGCACATTGCGGGTGCCGTTCCACTTGGCAGGATAGAACTGTCCGTCGGTGTGCGGTTCCAGGAACCCCCAGCTGTCGATCTCGATGCCGATACTCTGACGGTCGAGTTGCTTGTATGGTACGCCCATCTGCGTGAAGACTTTCTGTTGAAGTCCGAGGTGCCAAGCCCAGAATTCTTCATCGAAGAGCTGGTGCACCTGGCCTTCTCTGTCCACGATGAAGTGTGTGGCAACCCGTTCCGGGGTCTTCATCCACCAGTTGATATCGCCGTCCACGCCGGGACCAGATGCGGTGTGATGGAGTACGACCTGCCGTTTCTCGGTCCGCTCACGGACATACTGGGTGGTCGGGAAATTGTGACGAATCAGATTCATAATGCTCGATCAGTTTGCAGGTGTTTGGGGTTTCTTTTGTGCGGACGCTTTCTTCTGACGGGCAAGACCGGCGGCCTTCACTAACTCGTTGAGTTCACGGTTTTCAGTCTTCAACGCTTCAATTTGGGCCAACAGTTCCTGTTGTCCAGCCTTAAGTTCTGCGTTTTCTCTCCGCACCTCTTGTACTTCGTTCATCAGACTGACAATCTTGGTGTTGTCTTCCTGAATGGTGTTAGAGAGCAGTTGAATGGTTTCCTGCAGGGATTGGATGGCGGTGTTCTTTCGCCGGCGGCTTCCGGCAATCCAGCCGATCGCTCCCGATATGGGGGTGATAAGGTAGCCGATCAAAGTTACGATGTCCATTTTTTTTGTTGGGTTATGCTAAGAATATTTTGCGGTTGGTGTTGTCGCGGTGGATGATGCCGTCTTCGGGGCTGTCACCGGCGAATGCGGCGTATGCGGAATATTCGGCAATGTTTGCCTTGATGTGGTTGATGGCGGCGGCCAAATACTGTTCAGCACGCTGGGCAAAGCGGGCTCGGGTCTCCATAATCTGCGCACGATAGACCGGTGTTTCCTGCACGCCGTCCATAGTGGTGGTCTCGAACAACAGCCCCTTCTCCGTTGGCAACTTGTGCAGTTCTCCGATGCCTTCGGCCACAGCAGCATACACAATGTAGTTGCGGATGTACGAAAGGATAGCTTCATACTTCGGCAGCCTTTCATCGGCGGTCAGTAACTCCTGATAGAACTCCCTGCCGATGCGGTGCTGCAGTTCGATGTGTTCAACATCGCGGATGTAGTGCCGCATCTTCAGGAACACCAGGCGACTGTTGTCTATATTATAATATGTGTTGAACATCCGGGTGTCGCGGATCAGAGATTGCGAGCTTTCCAACGCGTAGTCGGAATGTGCGAACTCCTGAAAATCCTGGTCGTTTTCTTCAAGGAATTCCAGGATGTTGTCCAAATAGTTGAATCCTTCCTCCTTGAGCGTACGCTTGATGTTCTCCTCCTGGTAGCGGAAGAGACGGTTTTCCTTATCCACTTCCGCCGAAACGCCCGTGTCGCTGATGTTGGACGCGATGATGTCGTATCCTTTCCAGATGGCAAGCCGGATAAGCGCAAACCGAACTTTGTCAACAAGAACCGCAACGGGAGATTCTTCAGAATTATCATTTCCGTTCTCGGGAACAGCCGGCTCTGGCACAAGAGATTCTTCGTCTTCTTCAGAATTGTCAGCCACATGATCAGCCAAACGGTCAAACAATTCCACACCCAGCAGCGGGCGGATGTAGGTCTCTTCGCACAGGGCCAGGTGAGATGACACGGTCTCAAACCGCAGGTTGATATTTACGGGAAGATATTTCTTGAATTCTTCCGAGTGCTCGTTGAATTGAGGTGAAAACAGTTTCGGTTCCATTGTCGTTAGGTTAATGATTCCTGTGTGTTCCTGCCGCTGTCGAGCGTGGTCAGGGTGATATTGCGGTATTTGAGGTCGATGTCGTGGATGCCGTTGAACTCGAACATCAGTTCCACCGGATCCAGAACAGCCTGTTTCTCGATGTGGCTCAGGATCATCGACACCAGGAGCCCCTCGCGGATATCGGAACCGCTGCCGGCGTTGCCGCTGTATGGGCCGCCAGGCATTCCGGCACCCAACACGCTGGGATTCACCATCAGAGAGAAGAGAATCTCGCTGTTGGCCGCTGCCGACATACTCAACCGATCGTCGGCTTTGATCTCGCTGTCGAGGCGGGTAATTTTCCAGTCACCGTTGACCCGCCCGCTCTCGTCGATGTAGTACTGCGTCCAGAGCGACTTGTTGGCGTTCTTGGTGTCAGTCAGCTCTTTCTCGAACTTGTCCATAAAATCCTGGATCAACTGTTTACGCTGCTCCACATTCTTGTATTCGGATTTCGGGAACTGTTTCTCCCAGTAGGTGTGTGGAATCTGCACGTGCCACATCAGGTGCATGGCATTCTGGTAGGCGCGGTTCAGGAACTCCGGGATCTTGTGGGCGATGTCAATCCAGCCGCTCTCCTGGGCGGATTGCCAGTCTGGGGCAGCGTAGTAGTCATTGTTGCTGAAGTAATTCTTGATGCGCGGGAAAGCTATGGCCTTCAACCCTTCGAGTTTGCCGGTGTCGCGCCGCCATTGGAGGTCATAGAACGGGTCGGCCTCGTCAAGCATCTCGTACACTTGCGTCTCTTTCTCCGTCGGTTCGGAGTTCTTGAAGTCGCCGAAGACCAGCAGCTTCGTCTTATCGACGCTGATGCGGCAGTGGCGGGCGTTGAGGATCTGCACGCGCACAATTTTGTCGCCGGCATTGTTGAAGACCAACAGCGGGAAGGCGTTGCCGAACTTTATCAGGTCGCGGAAGGCGGCAGTGTGGAAATTGCGGAAGGATAAGCCTCGCAGGTAGTTGAGCACTTCCTTGTCACCCACCGGTTCAAAAATCTCGTTGTTGCTCTCGTCGAAGCCGGCCACCTTCACCGGGACCACGCCTTGGCCGTAGCAGCAGCGGGCCTTGTAGTTCAGTCCCGTCTGCAGCACACTGGTACTGCGGATTGTCTTTTCGGCATCGTCCGGGAAACAGTTGGTATCACCCCAGGTGGCATATTCGCGCTTGCGGAACGGGAAACGGTCGTCAAGGCGTTCCTGAACGGTTTTCACCGTATTGGTACTTCCAAAGATGCCGCTTCCCTGAAACATTTTCGGTTCGCCTTTTTTGTCGAAGAGGATTTCCATAATTATATCTTTACTCGTACATTGTTGAACGTGCGGATATTGTCGATACAGACAGGGTAAATGTGGCCGACGGAATTGCCAAACTCATCCACCTGCTGCACGCCGCGAGTGCGGTTGTCGGTCATATTCATCCTGAGGCCGCAGCTACGGGCGCGTGGAAGCGTCACCAACTCACCGTTCTTCTTGTAGAACTGGATGGCGAAGTAGCGGTGGCGTTTGTCGGCGGTTTCCCGGAGTTCCATCTCGGCCAGAACGTCGGCGCGTGTGATTGTCTGCTCCATATCCTTGATTTTTTGGCAAAAATAGAAAGGGGAGATGTTATGCGTTGGGACAAGAAAGGGAGTTCACCACCTTCAAGAAATTACGAAACGAATAAAATGAGAAAAACCGCTGAATCAGTGTCTTATCCTTCTTCAAAATTATTTTCACAATATCAGAGAGACAATCGAGCACCCGCTCGCCCTACTCGGCGCGGAAATTTCCACTCCGGATTGACAAGGAAATATGACTGGGGGGGGTGGCCCTTTGTCACAGCGTCTTTCCGCCCATCCGCACCGGCACGAAATCGCCGCCGTCGCGCTTGACGATGGTGCCGTACTTTGTCCATAGTATCTTATCGACGGCATCAGAGAAGTGGGTGGCTTCCTCTGGGAGCACGCCGCTACCGCGTCGCTCGCTGCTTTTGTCTTTCTTCAGCTGGCCGTCATATTCCTTCACCATCGCGTTGTTCATCGAGATGAGGGTGAAATGGCAGCGCGTGCCGTTGATGCGGAAGAGCGGCAAATCCGGATTGTCCTCCTTCAGGATGCTGTTAATGAGCACATACTTGTCGCTCTGCGGCGGCTCCATACCCGGATGCTCGTGCTCGATCACCGTCCAGCCCGCCGCGGTCAGGTACTCCACCGCCAGCTGGTTGTATGTCTTCGACTTCACGATGTTGGGGTTGCGACTGTCACCGTATTTGTCCTTATAGTAGTGCAATTCCCTGTTGGCGTGGCTTTTGTAGTGGTCGCTGAACTTGGCGCACAGCTCCTTAATGAGCACGTTGCTGTTGCCGTCGGGCTTAACAAAGAACTCGTTGATGATGTTGTGGACTTCCTGTTGTGTGGTGGTGCCGGCTACGAAATCGTAGTTCCTGGTCTGGCTCACGCTGAAGAGGCAGATGGCCGAGCCCCAGTCCGGTACAATCTCCAAGGGAACAGACGGGTTACAATCGCGGTCATAGACGGATGATCCGAGAATATCTTCCGGCTTGTAATCGAAGTTGCTCTCCTTGGCCATATCCATAATCATCTGGCTCTGGTCGGAGGCGTAGTAGATTTGCTTCTCCTCGTTGATGCTGTAGAAGCAGTCCTCCACTTTGTCGAACAGGTAGTTCATTACCTCGATGAGGAAGGTGAGGTAGGGTTGCTTCTGGTACTCCCGCTTGATGTAGGAGATACCGAGATTCTCCAAGTTGTCGAAGGCGTTGCTGCAGGTGAACAGCAGACCTTCTTTGCTGAGGAACGGCTGTATCTTGTGCTTGAGGCGGATGATCTCGTTCCAGGCGTCGGCGAACTGGCGCGGATCCGTCAGCTTCAGCAGCTCGATCTGCATCTTCACGATGCGGTTCCACACGCTGAACAGGTTGATGCCCTTTTCCTCCTCATAGTATTTGGCATAGTCCAGGATCCAGCGGCCGGCTTTGGTGGGCGGCATGGAGGTGGAGTACTTGAAGCCGTGGTGAAAGCTGACCGGGTTCGCGCTGCGGGGACCGAAATACTCGTTGTTGCCACGGTTGGCGGGCGACACCTCGTAGTCGTACTGCTCCTTGTTGATGGTGAGCGCCTCATCCATGATCTCGAAGTCGGTGTTCTTACCGCGCCCGCTGCCTTTCTCGCTTTGGCTGACCAGGGCGAAGCACGCCCCGTTGCTGAAGCTGATGATGTTGTCGTAGCGGTTGATCTGCTCGTATGGGCTCTTGAACCAGGAGGGCGGCCGCTTGCACACCACGAAGTTGCCGTCCTTCACGTAGCCCATCTTGCCGAGGAGCTTCAGCGACGACGGTAGCGTGTTGGTGAGCAGCTGGCCGTAAGTCTTGCCGGTGATGGACGTGATCGATCGCGGCATCGCCCGCACGATCTTGTCCATTGTGAAGCCGATGTCGAAGCTCTTGCCAGTACCGCGCCCTTCGACGGATACATGGTACTTCGGACAGAGCATCAGTCCGAGCAGCTGGGATTTGGTGGCGGAAACGGAGAGGTTCATATTTGAGAATGGAAATTTGAAAATTAGCGGTGTTTAGCAAATTCCTCGCAGATGTTGAAATCGAATTTAGGGCGTTCACTCCAAAATCGTCCACCTGTTAAGCAATAGTAGTAGCCTGCAAAGAGACATGAGGCTTGAATCGAATTGCCGTGATCAGAGAATGTAGGTTTCTTGGCACGTTTTAAATG